AGTACGGTCTGCCGCTACACCGTCAGCCTTTGTCTTCTCAAATGCAGTTTTTTCTGCAAGGAACTTCTTGCGCTCTGGGGTGTCAACAGGGGCAGTCGTCCTAGACTTGGCATCCTTGTCAAGGTCGCTATACCAATCAGTGATGCTCTTCACAAGACTGGTGATCTTGGCCATATCTGGAACTGTTTCTCCCTTGTCATTCTTTGCAGAGAGTGCTGCATTGAACTGGCTCACGAAGGAGTCCATGTGAACTTCCTTCAATGCGTCTGCTACTACAGGGATAGTCGTGTTGTAGAATGCATCAGAATCATGCGCCTTCAGCTTCTGCAACATCGACGGTGCCAACGCACCCAGTGCCTCGGGATGTCCGCTGGCTTTCAAGTCTTCAATAACGTTGTCCCACAGCGTAGGGTCGGCTGCGTACAGAAGTTCATCTGTAGCTGATACCTGTTCGAACGCTTGCTGCATCTTTTGGTAGCCTTCGGGTCCACCCACTGACTCGATGAATGCCTTGGCTTCCTGCATCTCGGCAACGCCTTTGGGGAAAACTTCCTTAGCAGCGTTCCAACGTTCGAATGCACCGTGCAGTTCTTTCACTACTCCAGCGTTCTTTGGGTCTGAATCCCGCATAGCTTTTAATGCTGTGCGCACATTAGCCGGGGTTGCTTCTAGTGCTTTGTCCGATGTTACTTTTGCAGCGGCTGCGGTCTTGAACGCCTCTTGTTCCTCGGGCGACTTTTCCGTACCGTCTGCATTTTGTGTTTCAGTTTCTTTCCCTGTACCTCCAACGGTAGTCTCTACTTCCGTTGTCTGAGTTTCGGTACCCTCTACGGGAGTGTCCGTTACCTGAGTCTCTACTGCTGTTGAGTCTGGTGCCGCAGTGGCTGAATCTACCATTGCGAAATCAACTAGTCCGTCTGCCATGTGAGTCCTTCTGGGTCTGAGTTGAGGCCGTGGGTTAACACGGCCCTTGGTCTTACTGTACTGGTTGCTTCAGTGCTTCAGGTATCGCCTTGCCAGCGATCTTGTGATCGAGGGCTGTGCCTGCTGCCTGTGTGAACATGTCAGGTGTTGCCTGAATGTTCATCTTTGCCAGTGCTTGCACTGCGATTGGTGGTGGCATTTTGGAAACATCGACGCTCAATGACTCGGAGGGTGGTTTCCCCGGAGGCATATTAGCCGCTGCGATCTTCTTTGCCATAGCCACGTGTTCGGCCCAATGTAAGTGGTTGTTCTCGTAGCCTGCACGTTGTGCCTCTGTGCCGTATTTGAACTTCTGCCCTTCGGTGGAGTTCATCCACTCAAAGCATTCGTTCGCTTCAACTACGTGATTTTCACTTTCATCCTGAGCCACAGGTATTGTGCTCACCATAGGTGGCAACGATTGCATTCCCTGCTGTACCTTCTGAACCATCGCTGCCGCTTCAGGTGGAATCGGCTGTCCGCTCACCTGTGCGGCCTGCATGCCGCCCGTAATTTTTGCCAGACCGGCCTGCATCTGTGCAACTTGTGGGTTCGGCATTGGTCCGCCGCGCAGAAGGGTCTCAAACTCACATCTTTGCTTGATGACCGATGATGCGCCTTGTACTTTGTAGTTCTTCATACGCAGAGCGCTTGCTGTCTCTGCTAGGTTCGAGGGACTGAACACCCACTGTGCAAAAGGCGTAGCGGGAGCCGTTATAGCTTTGTCGATCATTTGTGTGATCTTCACAGCTTTTTGTTCTTCAGTCTCTGGAATAGATGGATTGCCCTCTGGGTAGCAGAGAACATTTCCACCAAGAAGGTTAGCAGTGTTTACCGTTACATTTCCACGTCCGGGTATATTCTGCGTTATCTCTTCACCATCACGGCACTCTGCTGCACACTTCACGGCCTGTCTTGCAGCGGTTGCAAACAAGTCCTGAATGTTATTCCATGGACAGCCCACACGCTGAAGTGCTTGGTCGCGCTGAATGACTGCGTTGCCTACGGTGTTCTCGCCGGTGGCATTACCAAACAGAGAAGGCAGTGCTCCCGAGATTTCCTCGGAGAGAGTTGTGATGAACCACTTGATGAAATCAGGCAACGCAGGTTGGGGTTGCGGAGATGGTTCCACCATTATGTATTGTGCTTCTGTTGTAAGTCCTGGTTGAGGTATGAACGGGCCTATGTCTCCGGGAACGTTGGGCTGATTCTTGATGGCATCCATATCGAATGCCTCGGAGTTCATCCACTTCTTAGGAACAGTGCGTTTGAAGAAGTCATCCAGAAGATCAACCCAATCATTGATACGCTTCTGTACTGAAATGAGAGCCGTGCCCATAGCCCTGCGGTTTTGGCCTTTGCCTGCTGACGGATGTCCGATAGCGATGTGGTCGTCCATCTTCTCATTACGAGAGAAGGCGTATTCTTGCCCTGCGCGAGCCAGCAGCACTCCGTCTGGGAATGCCTCTAGCAATTCTGCTTTGACTTCATCGCTTACAGCTTGGTCAAGGAACATCGAAGGGCGCATCCACGTAAACTTCACAGTGGTATGGCGACTCAACGAGTCTCCTGTGACGTATGCACCAAGTACTGCTTGGCGCACGTTCTCCCTTGCAATGCGATCAAGTTGTGTGGAAGATTGCCCATCAGTGCCAGGGTTGATCTTACTGGCAATCCATGGGAACATGCCCCGCACAAGCGCAACATCATAGTCCAGCATCAACTGCACGAATGTCATTTCGGAGAAGTTATCAACGGAAATAGGAACCTTGTGATCAAGTTTTCCGTGAGCCGTGGTAACTTCCATGCCGAGTGGCTTCTTCGCGTTATTTCCGACGCCTGCTGAGTTCAGCATGCCGTCTATGTCGCCGCCAGTGGACTCTGACTCGGACTCGGTGACCTTTAAAAAGTCTTCCTGTCCTTCTTGGCCTGTAGGCGTGTCGTCTGGCGGGTTGAGTAAGTCATCGGGGACGGTCGGCGTAGTTTTGTTATCTTCCTGAAAGCCATACTTTTGACCATCAAGGCTGTAACGGGTCCACAAAAGAACGCGATCTTCGTTCCAGAAGATTCTGGCGCACTGCACCAAAAGGTCATGCAGGTTGTTGTTACGCGCCCAGATGTCTTTGAAGCGGTCAGCCTCTTCGGCTGCTATCTTGTCTGGTCCCCACTCTGGATTACACGGGGAAAACTCTACCTTCGGCACTTCACGTGACAGCGCAGAGACTATGATGTCTCCCTTAGGGCCATACACGTTTGTATCATAAATACTGTTATGATTTCGTTCGTTGGCTTTCTTGCCCTGTCCACCACCGGGGAGTTCCCAGCCTCCGCGCTTTCCGCGCAACAAGTGCTGGTATCCTCTCTCAAAATGAAGAGCCTCCCATGTCTGCTCGGTCTCCATTCTTCGCGCCGCCACGTCTGCTTTAGTGCAAATGTCATCAAGTGTAATCAATGTGCCACGTGCCGTTGTACTCAACTCAGCAAACGGCTCTGGACTATATGGAAACGGGGCGTAAACTCCCAATGGAGATTCGTTTGGATTTTCCGGCTGGTCACCCTGCTTATTAGAACCTTCAGCCTCTACGCCTGTTGCTTCTGGAACTGTGTCCGGCATTGTTTATCTCCCGCCTGTAATCCACTGTCTTTGCTCCCTTGCTTGAATTGCAGGGACCACAGAGAGGTTGGATGTTGCTAATATCGCTGGTTCCACCTTTGGAAACAGGAAACACATGATCTGGTGTTAATTTCTTTTTCTTATCACAGCACAAACACTTATTTCCGTATTTGCCACAAAGTGCAATCCATTGCTCATAAGTATAGGCACCGCCTGATTTGGCTTTAGCTGTGCGTCTTTTCTGAAGGATAGCAGAAACCTTTTCTGGGTTTTCTCTTTTCCATCTAGCAAGATTTTCTTTAACCAATTCAGGATTATCTGCCCTAAACTTTGCACTGTACGCTAAAGCTGCTTCTCGATTATTATCGTAATATGCCTTGCGGTTAGATTTTACTTTGTCTGGGTTTTTCTTAGCCCACTTTGTATAAGAAGCACGAGCCTTATTCCTATTTCTTTTCTTCCACTCTCTACTTTGCAAAAGACTTTTTTCTTTATTTGCTATGTAGTATGCGTGGCGCTCTTCTTTTGTTTTGTATGGCATTGTCTCTCCCAAGACGCTCAAGGGCTCCGTGGGAGCGGAACCCGAGCTAGCCCATGGCCGCTAAGCCACGAGATTTTTAATGATTCATTGCAGCGAATCCTTTTGCACTCGCCTTCATTCTCTTAACGTGTTCGCTGTCACCCGCTTTTGGTTCCTTCTGGGATGCAGCTCTTGCGCCGCACCAAGAGTGATTGGCTCCTCATCTATCGCTCGAATCGGATTACGCCTACCAGCCACATCCGGATGAACGGCATAGAAGGGCGTGCTCTTGTGGACCCCAACGAGGGTTGTCTGGGTTGGAACGGTCCCGAGTGGCGCAAAGATAGGCGGAGCAACTGAGCAATTGCTGGGAACGACATTGGAGATGGATTGATTCTTCGTCACCTCAAGCCAATCCCTCGTACTAGCAGAGTTTAACGGTTTCATCGCGCCCTCCTCTATTGCATGGGCGAGAATGTGTCGCCCTTCACTTGCTTTTACCTTATCAGGATTAGCTTTTGCCCACTTCGTGTAGCTTTCTCTTCGGCTCTTCCTGTTTTCTTTAGACCAAGTTTTACTCTGTGCCAGTTGCTTCTCTTTATTGGCAAGGTAATTTGCGCGTCGTAATTCTGGTGTCTTGTATGGCATTGTGTCCTCCTCAATAAGACGCTCAAGGGAGGTGATTGAGGCACCTCCCGAGCTAGCCCATGGCCGCTAAGCCACGAGATTTTTAATGATTCATTGCAGCGAAACCTTTTGCGCTAGCCTTCATGTGCTTCACGTGCGAACTGTCTCCCGGCTTGGGTTCTTTTTCACCAGCCGTTAACTTCTGTCCTTCGGGAACTCCCAGCGCACGGTGCAACCCACCTTTGTTAACGCTGAACGATCCATGTGAACCTAAGTCCACCTTGTGACTCTTGTGCCCGATTGCCATTTAGTAAACTCCCTTGCCATTGTTCTTGTGCTGTCCCGTAGCAGAGGAATTGCTTCCCTTTTTAATTCCCATGGTCACCCTCTTAAAGGA